CTCGCTCTACGAGGGTTCCCAACTTTCTTTGAAGGTCTCTTAAGATCGCTTCCTGGATTTTCTCTTTCGTAGCTCTTTCGTCCTTTTTCATTCAGTCCACCTTTTTCGTTTTTACCTGACTTTTTCTGCCAGTCTTCATTTAGATATTCGGAAAAAGTTTTCATCGTGGTTTGCTCGGACAGTTTTCTTCATGTTTTTCAATGTAGGTCCTAGGTCTCCAATGACCTCTGGGAGCAGTCAATCCGCAGTGGACGCAATACCACGTCCCATCTTTCTTTTGCTCAGCCATAATGATACGCTCCTTTGTTAGTTTTCTTGGGTAGTTTACCACTTCTGACTTTGGTGCCAGAAGTTTCTCCATAACCTTCAGGATGTTTTCCTGCTTTGGACTTACCGATAGAATCTGACTTTGCTTTACTACCCTTTTCAGTATAGTGCAACTTAGCAGATTTGTCTTTGTCCTTTGTAATCACTGACTCTTGACCGTGTTTACGACCAAGGCGACGCATTACTTTACCGAAACGACGCTTAGACATCTTATCAGGTTTTGAAGTCTGATAGGAAACCTCACGACCAGTTCCTTCACCGCTGCTATACTTGTATTCTCCGACACCTTTCTTGTGACCGATGCCGTGTTTTTTCAGGTCTTTTTCGAGTCCTTTACGACTCGCACGATTCTTTTTTTCGTCAGTCCCCCTGTCTGCAGAGATGTGTCCAGTGACTTGCGTCTTGGATTTCTGTAACATTCTACCAGTTCTATTCCCTTCTGTCAAGAAAGTCCCAAAAGACATTACCTGAATCTCTTCCTTGTTATACAGAGCACTGGCTTCCTTGTGCTTTCCTTGGTTGGTCAATTCCTTGACCTTCTTCATCTTCTCTCTCTTCGCCAACTGCATAGCGGTTGGTTTCTTCTCATTGTAATACTTACCAGTCCCTGACTCAGGAGTAGCTTTCTCTTCAATAGGAGCGAATTCTTCTTTACCAAGAATACGTCCCAACAAAGACTTCTTCTTAGCAGGAGGTTTGTAACCCTTCTGACGCTTAGCATAGTCCATGTAAGATTCTCCCTTTCTCAGTTTCTTAGGGTCTTCCTTCTTAGCAGCAGGTTTAGATGCAGCAGCACGGTCTTCACGAGCACGCTGGTTAGCACCAGGTCCACCCAACTTCCTATCCTTCTCAGGGTCGGGATGCCAGAAATCACCACGCTCATTAATGGTTTCTTCTTTTTTCATTTTTGCTTTCTTCTCATTATCGATGTTGTGGTCAGCACCAGTCATCAGACGTTGCTTCAATGTAGACACGCCATATTTGTCTTGCTTATGACGAATCATACGCTTTGACCTGTCAAACTTATCATTACCTTGCTTATCATATTTAGGCGCTTCATCAATAACTTCTTCTTTCATACCTTTAGTTTTTACACCACGTCTTGCTTCGTGGTCTGCCCTTCTATCTTTTCTTATACCACCACCCAATTCAAAAGACCTATGGGGGTTGCCATATCTTTTATCTCTAACTGTGGCTCTCTTATAGTCAGGTGTTTTTTCATCCACCTTTGCTTCTACATTGAGAGTCTTAGGATAGTCCTTGTCACCTTTCTTAGCGGGTGGCTCACCACGCTTACGCTTGGCATGAATGTTGTCCCAGAGACCTTTCTTCTTCTCTTCAATAGTCTCGCCTTCTGGTTGATGGGAGTCTGTAAATTCAACAGGATGAGACTCAGTGCCCCCTGTCTTCTCATTGTATTTTGTAGTTCTTGGTTTCTTAGGGTCGTCAGATTTGAAGTCCTTATGAATCTTCGCATACTCTTTGCGAGACATCTTCACTACTTCATCAACCTGCTCCACCTCTTCATGAGTAAACTTCATGCCTTTAGTTGCTTTATCTTTAAGTGCCTGACGTTTCTTAGGGTCCATATTCTTTTCATATTCCTTAAACGCCTTAGACCCATAACCTTTGAGGTCACCTTTCTTAGGTCCTGTATATACCGTTGCTTCATCAACATCAAGGAAGTTTACATACTTCTTGTGCTCTTTATTTCTCATCTTCTTCTTAGCGATGGCACCTGCATCTCTATTCATTCTTTCCTTTGCAGTTACCTCATCAAGAGCAACTTCTTCCTTCTTAGTATTCATGATAGCACCCTTGCCATACTTAGCAGTGATGTCTGCCTTCACAATATCAAGTGCAGATTTACCCTTGCCATACTTCTTCTCAGATTGTTTCTGCAAAACAGTCTTACCCTTCATCTTGGGTTGAGTCCCACCAGATCTAGGTTTGTCACTACCAGCAGAGCGCCAAGTGCCCTTTTCCAGAGCAGCGTCTCGCATTCTGTCGTAACCTTCCTCACCCAAGTGAGTCATCTCTGAAAATTTTTTCATTGGTAAACCCTTATGTTTAGTAGATGCCAACTTTTTTACGCTGGACTTGGACATGGAGGCAGCAGCTTTGGAAACCTCAGGCGACGCTTTCTCCATTTCCCCTTTCTGAGCCGCTCTAACCATCCCGAAGAATCTTTGTTGTTTTTTGGAGACGGCGGGCATTCGTCAACCTCCGACGATTTGGACTTGCTCGACAATAACGTCAGCACTTCCTGCGGTGAGTTTAACTGCACGCTGAATGACGGGAATTGTCCCAGCGGCGACCTTAGAACTTGATAAAGCATAATCTGCACTAGCTGCACTACTATCATAGTCGGTAGTGATAGTATCGTTAGTCACTGCTGTAACTTTTTTACCGCCAGAAGCAGCAGTCACAAAATCAGACGTGAATGCAGCATCACTATTAGCAGCGGTAGAGATATAATCACCAACTACAAATCTGTGTGCGGGAGTCCCACCACCAAGCACAGTGACAACAGCAGTTGCTGCATCAGTCATAGCACTTACTTGTGCACTTTTTGATTTACCGCAAGACAGGAGAAGTGCTTCTCCAGCGGCGAGGGTAATAGCAGGACCAGCATCAAACTGAATCGAAGATGCAGAGGTTGCTAGGCAACGGACAACACCAGACTTCACGGTGATATAACCAGTGCCACTTCCGCTAATTGTTTGGGTGTCAAGGACGTTTAATACTGACATTGTGTTCGGATACTCCTACTAGACTATTTATCGCGTTGTTGTTTTAGAAATTTAGCAAGGTCAGCAGTGCTACCAACAAACATCGTATTGTTTGTCGTATTTACTTCTTTAGACTTCTTGGGATTTTCAATCTCATTGACCTTCTTTTGGAGGTCTACGAGTTTATCGGCAACGTCACCGACATGTTTAATAAGTTGACCAGCAACTTCAAATGCTCTTGGTTGGTCAGACTCTTGTGCCAACTCAAGAATACCATCAACTGCCTCTTGCCCTTTCTCAATTAGAGAATACAAGTTACCACGAGTATACTCGTAGTCTTTTTTAAGTTGCTCCTTAGTAGAAGCAAATTGCTCTACGGGTGCAATGGCAGCAGGTTTTTCTTCAGGGACAATATCACTAGACACATCGAGTGCTTCCTCGATGCCATCATATTTATTCGTCTTGTCCTGTGACGGGGTTTCTTGACTTGGCATCTGTAAACTCACTAAAGATTTCATTAAATCCGAAGTTATCATCAGGGTCCGCAGTGAGCGGGTCAGGTTGGACCGTGTATCTAACTTCTCTTGGTGCTGTAGTATCGACCTTAGTGGCATAGTCCACGATGGCCTTCTTAATAATTTCACCGTCTGTAGACTGGACAGGACCATACAAATAGGTCTTTGCTACAAACTGTAAAGTATACACCAGTGTACGACGAGAGTCGTAGTCACCTTCATATACATCCTCATAATCAATAGAGGTAAGAGTGACTGGATAATCTCTCTTCTCCCCCAAATCTGGGATTAGATTAAGAGTAATGTTAAAACTAGGTTGGAAGAATGGAAGAATCTGCTCCAAAATTTGTAGAGAATCATCCTGATTCTTAGCCATGATGCTCAATTCAAAATTGATATTGTAAGGAATTGGCATGAAACTCTTCACGTTATCTCCCGCTCCTTTGGTGTTGCGGATGATTTGTGTAGGTGAAAGTTTCCTAGTCGCATCATATGTAATGCCTTGAATCTCAAAAGCGATTCTAGGCAATGTAATCTGCACCTGGTCCTTAGTTGTAAGGTCTCCAACTGCACGCAAACGAGCTAAGAATTTCTGCTTAGGTCCATATGCCAAGGGCACTTTCATGACCTCAGTCTTACTTCCCTTCGTCCTGCGAAGCTCAATGTTATTAAACAGTGTGCCGAATCCGACTACTGTTTTCTTAATAATTTCGTGATAAGAATAAGTCCCAAGCATTAAACTGTGCCTCCTTTATTACCAAATTCACCAAATGGATTGCCTTCAGTGAAGTCGATAATTGCATCGGCTTGCGTCTCAAAGGTCCAGTTGTTATCTGTATCGCTGTTGACATTATTTAGCGTATTGTAATTTGAAGATGTCCAAGACGCCGAAGACGTGTTGCCAGTTATGGTTTCGGGGATTGTAAACCTACCAGAGCGATTTATGACAATAAGTTTGCCAGTAGCTGCGTCCCACGATTTAACATCTGCTGTGGTGTTGGTGACGGATCCCGTAACAGTCTCACCAACGGTAAAGTCTCCTGTCCCACCTGAAGCGAGGGTGACGGTAATAGCATTGGCGAAGTTGACTTCAATAGCATCAATTTCTGCAACGCCCGTATCGAAGTCCTCATCGGAGTATTCAAACAACTCACAACGTAAACCCCATACATGAATCTTGCCCAACTGATAGAATGGCACCTCATGCTCGACGAACTGTATTTCAAAGGTTTTATTAGCGAGGGGGAAATGAATGAGGTCGCCTTCATTTGGTCTACCTTCTACGATGAGTTGTGCATTATCATCCACCGCTTCCGTAAATCTTTTACGGGATATGATGAATGTGACCTGGTCTGAAATTCTAACTCCGAATTTACTAAACATATCTCCATCGCCTCGGAATCCCTGAGCGTCTTCTAGATATGCCTCAATCAAGTATGCACCATTAAATGCAGACAGACTGTCTTCACCAAAAACGGTATCTTCGTTTACCAGTGTCCTTGGTATGTAGTAGACATCCTTGCCGAACATCTTGATTTGTTCTATAACAAGACTTTCTGTCAGGTCTTGCTCACCTGTGGTCCCTTGAGTGAAGTAACTATTCGTAGCCATATCAACCAATCATGTCTAGAGGAGGTAATTCGTATTCACTGCGAAGTTGCTCTTCTAGTTGCTTGAGCTCATCTACAGCATCATTATAAATCATCTCACCATTGAGGGTAACACCACCAGGCATCTGGACTCCCGTAAACTTGGTAAGGTTTGTGCCCCACTGCTTTTTAATCTTAGCAGTAGCATAATCTTTAACCCACATAGCATCGTAAATCTCTGTCCATGTGTTAGGGTCAAGAGCACGATACGCTTTGATAACAATATACTGGTCTAGCAAAGCATCTGCCTTCCAGTCAAAATCAATATAAAGTCTATCTTGGACAGCACTATATCTAACTGGTTTCATACCTTCCAGCAAGAAGTCAATAGTTTCCAAGTGCTGTTGAATCATATAGTAGTGATAAAACTGAGTAGACGTAAAGTCATACAAATCATTCAGTCTCATCTGATATCTAATATCAAATATATTTCTAGTGCCCTTATCAGTAAAACCAAAGAGACCTTCTACTGACAGAATATGCTCAGGAATCTCAATGTAATTACGATACTCAGACCAAATATCATTACCTGCATCACTGGTTGTATTAGTAACCAACTTGGCTCGGTCAATCACATCCTGAGTCAACTGATGTTTAAGATATACCTTCTCACATCCATCGTAATGAAACTGTTGGAATTTCTGTAAGGTATAATCGATAGCATCATCGATCTGGTCGTCGGAAACATTAACTTCCAAGACTGGTTTACCCAGTCTGCGGAGGCAGTACTCCTTTAATTCTGCTTTTGAAGTAGGTTTTGCCATGGGTTATCAGCGTGTGAGAGCGGCAAGTGCTGCCTTGAGTTGTGCCACAGTTGTGACGGAAGCGTCATTACCAATCGCGTTGAGAGCGGTGTAGATGTCATCAATGTCAGTGTCATTGGCGTCTGCCTTTGTACCCTGTGCAGCAGTAGCGAAGTCACCAGTTGCAGCAGCGGCAGCAGTACCCAGAGTAGGTTTGCCAGTCAGGTCAGCATAAGCACCAGAGAATAATGTAGGTTTGCCAGTCAGGTCAGCATATGCTCCAGAGAAGAGCGTAGGCAAGTTAGACAAGTCATTGTAAGACCCACTGGTTGCTACGGTTGCCAAGTCGCCTGGTTGTGTAGCAGAATCAGCAAGTGTGCCCTGTGCAGCAGTTGCATAGTTACCTGCAGCATTAGCAATACGAGCGTCAGCACGTGCATCTGTGTAGTAAAGGTTACTACCCTCACTAAGATCTCCAGTGTCAGCAGCAGCAATTCTTGCATCTGCTCTAGCATCAGCACGAGCGTTAGTAAAGTAGAGGTTAGTGCCTTCAGACAGGTCGCTTGTGGACTGGTTGCTAATATCAAGGTTTGCACCAACTTGAAGTGCAATGCGAGCATCAGCACGAGCGTTGGTGTAGTAGAGGTTTGTGCCCTCTGCAAGGTCACCAGTATCCTGATTGCTCAGGTCAAGGTTTGCGCCAACTTGAAGTGCGATACGAGCATCAGCAAGTCCATTTACCTGAGCATCTGTGCGCTGGGTGATGCTAAACTCACCTGTAGAAGCATTGTAACCGAGATCGCCACCAGCACTGAATGCACCACGAGCGCGGGCGTTAGTAAAGAAGATATTGGTTGATCCCTCTGTGAGGTTATCAGTGTTGATATCCGACTGAGTAACTGAAATAGTGCCACTGCCGTCGTGCTGTATACCATTGCCATAAGTAAAAGCATTTCTTGCCCTCGCCTGAGTGAAGTAACTGTTGGTGCTACCTTCGTTAACGTCGTCAGTATCAAACTCACCGAAGTCGGCAGACAAAGTAAGCAGGTTACCTGCATCATTATACGTTGCCGAAATACCTGTGCCGCCACTGATAAGGGCAGCAACACGATCATCAACTCTCTCATTGGTGTAGTAGAGGTTGCTGGTGCCTTCTGACAGAGCATCTGTATCGTGGTTAGCAATACTACCAACCTGTGACTGGAAGAAGGTCAACGCACCAGTAACATTCAAGTTACCTTGGACTTCAAAGTCAGTGGTTGATCTGAAGTTAGTAACAGTAAGTCTGTTTTCGTATGGATTGTACTGGAGTTGCTGAGAGTCAGTCCTGATTTCAGTGTTACCTGTGTTAGCAGAAACAAAGACAGGATAGTAAGTCAGGTTAGAAGTTGCAGTCTCGGTGATGTTGACCAAGGATGCAGACGATGCATTACCTGTAAGAGCACCAGTAACGTTACCAGTGATCTGACCAGTAACACCCAGTGTGCCACCGATAGTGGTGTTGTTGGTGACTGCCAGAGTGCCCAGAGTAGAGGTGCCTGTGATCTCTGCATTACCAGATGTGGAGTGCAGGGTGATCTTGTCAGTGCCGCTACCATTCTGCAACTTGAGTGTCTTAGTAGCACCACGGAGGACCATGCTGTCCTTAAACAGTGAGGTGCTGTCAACAGTCAGCGTGCCATCCAGTTGCTGATTACCATCAACATTCAAGTCAGCATCGAAATCAACATTCTGAGTAACATTCAGGGTATCGTCAATGATGACTCTACCAGCCACATCCAGTGTGCCATCAATAGTAGTGTTACCTGTAGCACCAGCAACGATAAACTTGCTGGTGTTAACAATAATACTACCACCAACGTTAACGTTAGAAGTCGTATTGACAGTAGCGATATTACCAGTCGTAGCACTGAGAGTAGCAACCTCAACCGTGCCATCAAACGTAGCGTTACCAGTAGCACCGAAGAGACTAATCTTAGTGTTTTGGTCAGGTCCGATGAATACATCCTCACCGAAGTAAGAATCTTCATAGACTGCAATACCACCGTTAGTGACCATCAATGCTGCGTTAGCAGTCAAACGGTTAGCGGTTTCATTAGCACTAAGTGTAACTTTCTCAGCGAAGGCAGCGGTGTCTGTGACTGCCAAAGTGCCTGTGATACTACCGTTACCTGCAGTAGAGAAATTACCAGATGCAGAAAGGATAGTAAACTTATCAGTAGTGCCAGAGCGGACAGCAAAGTCAGCATCAACATCTACAATACCATTCAACTCTGTGCGTCCACCAACAGTCAGTGTGCCAGAAGTGTCCTGATTTCCATTGTGGTCAATATCATCGTTGACAGTTAGCAGACCTTCAATCTGAGTTGTGCCAGCAATGAATGTATTACCATTGTCAGTGTCAACAGTGAATCTATCAACCAGTGAAGACCTGATAATGAAACTCTCATTCGTTGAGTCTATCAGGACAGTATCGGTGATTGTTGTTTGGCCTGTAACATTTAGGGTGCCGCTAATTGTAGCGTTATCATCGATAGCAACCGTGCCTCCAGCAGAGTCCAGAGTAAGGTTACCTGCAGTGGTATCAATTTCAGATGCACCAGCAACACCAATTCTTACAGCATCAGCAGTGATGTCTGTAGAAATGATTGCAGCATTGAATGTGGATGAAGCGTTAACTGTCAGAGTGTCGCTAGAAGAGTCACCAAGTTGAGTGTTTCCATCAACTGTAAGTGCTCCATCAATCTCAGCATTATCTGTGATGTGGACTTTACCTTCAGCAGAATCAAGAATCAGGTCACCTGATGTGGTGGAGATTTCGTTAGCCGCATCAACACCAATCTTGATATTGTCGGCAGTAATATCTGTTGAAGTAATCGCCTGATTAAACTGGACAGTACCTGTGACTGAATGGGCATCACCTGCTTGATTACCAATGGTTGCATTACCATCGACTGTAAGTGTGCCGTCAATCTGAGTGTTACCATCAACGTTTAGGTTGCCATCTACATCAGCATTATCTGTGATGTTGACGGTGCCACCATCAGAGTCGAGGATAAGATTACCAGACAGAGTGCCAATCTCGTTAGCAGCATCTGTGCCAATCTTAAGGTCGCGAATGTTGAATCTTGCGCCACCAGTGACTGCATGGTTAAACTGGACTGTGCCGTTTACTGTATGAGAGTCAGATGCCTGATTACCAATTACAGAGTTGCCGTTGACATTGAATGTCCCATTAGCAAATGTGTTACCAGTTTGGGCATCTACTGTGAAAGTTGTGGAGACTGCAAAGTCATCAGCGACATCGAGCGTTCCAGAGATATCGACGTTACCCCCGAAAGATCCAGCGTCTGCAACAACGAGGTCATCGCCCACATAAAGGTCAATACCGACAGAAGCACCACCACCAACGATAAGAGTGCCACTAGATGAGTTTGTTGCATTAGTTGTATCAAATAATTTAAGAGAGCCAGCGTCAATACCAGAACGATTACCAGAGAATGCCTCAGAGGAATTGGTAGCGTTATGATAGAAAGCGTATCTAGCAGCAGTGAGGTCCCAACCGAAGAAACCAACACGTGCCTGTGAGTCGTAATATCTAAATTCAATACCACGGTCTTTAGCGTCTGCCTGTGTAGGAGCAGTGTCGCCACCCAATGTAATAACTGGGTCATCGACAGTAGTTACTGTGCTGTTAACTGTAGTTGTTGTGCCGTTAACTGTGAGGTTACCTTCGATAATGGCATTGCCATCTACGTCAAAGTCACCATTGATAGTAAGGTTGTCTGTGAATGTAGAGACAGCATTGACTGTCAACACATCAGTAGCAGAGTCACCAATCGTGGTCAGAGGACCATTGATTGTAAACTGCTCATTAAATGTAGCGTGACCATGGACAACGATAGCACCATCAGTAGCGTTACCCTGACCAACACGACCAATGGTTGTGAAACCAGACTCGCCAAGGATAGAGAATTCAACGTTATCATTAGTGCCAACCTTACCAACATAGAAGTCGTCACCGACGTGAAGGTCTTGGACAATACCAACACCACCAGAAACTCTTAGGTTTGCATCTGGGTCGTCAGCAAAACTTGCGTTGTGTGCAGTTGTTGCACCGATATATTGACGATAAAGAATATCGACGTTATTAAGAAGAGAAGGACGTGTGCGGTTAATACCAGCATCCTTAACTACAATTCTGTCAGCGACATAAAGGTCATCACCAATTCTAACATCCTTGTCGATATTAACACCACCAGCGAAGGTAGCGTTACCTCCAGAAGAAAGGGTGATGTCAGATTCGGATGTAGATGCGTCAACAGTGATATTGTTAGTACGCTCAAAAGTGTTGACACCGCCAACATTAAGACTGCCCTCAATATCTGTGTTACCATTTGTAGATGTTACACGGAATGTCTGACTGCTACCATTGGTAATAGTAAGATACTTACCAGTGGTATCTAGAGTAATGTCATTATGGAATGTGGCATCATCGTCAACATCCAATGTTGCGTTGAAGGTTACATCGCTATCGACATTAAGTGTTGAATCAAAGTCAACAGCATTGATTACATTGACTGTACCTTGGATAACTGTGTTACCGTTGTCAGTGTCAACGACAAACTTGTCAACATTACCCGCAGTGCGAATCTTGAATTCTTTGGCATCGGCCGTAATGATTAGGTTGTCTGTAATCTCAGTCTCTAATTGGACATCCAATGTCCCTTCGATTACGGTATTACCAGTTGCACTCTCGATAGTAAACTTATCGGTAGTGTTATTTCTGACAGCAAAGTTAGCATCAATATCAACTGTGCCATCAATCTCAACATTACCATTAAGGTGAGTTGTCCCACCTACATTAAGATTCTCAGATACTCCAACACCACCAGTCACCACCAAGGTGCCAGTTGTAGGTGTCTTCCAAGTGGAAGAAGTATTTGTAGTTAGTCTGAGGTTACCAGCAATGAGAGCAGCGTCTGTGCCAGCAAAAACTTCAGACGAGTTGGTGGCGTTGTAGAGGAACCTATAGCCGCCAGTGCCAGACCATATGTTGCTGTCTGCATAATCTTCATCCCAACCAAAGAAACCAAACCTCTCTTGTGTATCATAGTATCTAATTTCGATACCACGGTCTTTATTGTCATCACTTAACAAAGTGTCTTCACCACCCAAGGTGATGATCGGGTCTTGGACGGTCATTGTAGTGGAGTTGACCGTTGTCGTAGTGCCGTCTACTTGAAGGTCACCACGAATCTGCACAAGACCCGTCGCTGCGTCATCATCACCTGGATCGAGCACCATCGTGGAATTATTGGTGCTCAATACGTTTTGTTGGAATCTATAATCCTCAACATTAACGAAGTATGCAGCGTCAGTGCTGGCAATCGTAATCTCGTTGTCAGCAGTGATATTGATATTTGCAGTGCCGCCAGCGTTAGCATTGTTGGCGGTGATATTCATGTTACGAGCAGTTGCCTCGTTGACTTCCAGATGGAAATCTACATTACCCGATGTTCGTTTAATAAACTGGTCGGTCTTTGTAACATCAAGAGTAAGGTTACCAGATAAGGTAGTATCGAGATTAATGTCAACAGCGCCAGTGAGAGATGATCCACTGGTGGCACTACCGTTACCGTTAGCGTCGTCAGCAGTAACAGCAGGATAGGAATTGCCCTGAGCCAGAATTCCAGGTTGGAAAGGATACTCAGAAGTATCGTAACCAACGATACGGAATACGCTACCGCCAGTTCTGTTGTTAATGTT